GCAAGAGCGGCATCGCCGCTGGGCGCAGAGGGCTTCTGATACGGGCCGTTATGCGACTATTGATATGAGTAAAGCATCAGACAGCTTTGTTTGGAGACACATTGAATGCCTAACGCCAGTTTCTTGGCATGAAGCATTTAAATGTGTTCGTATGCCATTGGTCGAAGTTAATGATCAATTGATCCATCTACGATCTTACATGTTGATGGGTTCAGGGCATACGTTTCCACTTCAAACGTTGTTGTTTTACTGCTTGGCCGAAGCCACACGTATTCTCATGAAGTTGAGAGGTAAGGTGTCGGTGTATGGGGACGACATAATGATCCCTGTACAGATGTCAATCCCTTTTATAGCCGTTATGTCTGAGCTGGGTTTTACGATTAACTCTGACAAGAGTTTTTACGATCGCCCAGATTTCGACAAGCCATCACATACGTTCTTTCGAGAAAGTTGTGGTGGTGACTATAAAGGTGGAATTGATGTCAGACCGTACATGCCTGAGTGTGACTTGCAGAGTGATGGGTCGGTATCGAGCCAAGAATATCTGGCTTGGTGTCACAAGATTATCAACGGCTTACTTGACCGTTGGGAACCTTGTGAGATACCTGTAACTCTGGGGTACCTTCTCCACGCGATATCTAATAGGAAGCGGAAGATCTGTTTTGTGCCATCGTGGGAAGTTGACCACGCGGGCATTAAACACTATATTCCGCCATACTTAACATTTGGACTAGACTGCTCATATGTAAGATATGAGTATTCTTACCCGACGTATTGGCGTCTCACCTTCCATCGGAAGAGGAGACGTCGTAACAGTCAGGAACGTCCTTATGTATGGTATGCCTATTACCTGAAGAGGAATTCCAATTCTTCAACAGGTTTGCCGCTTTTGCATGAGCTCCTCCTACAAGAGGAAGAACGTGTGAAAAAGGTAAATTCGTATGACACCGCGGTTTCCCTCGATGGGGAACCAGATCGGGGTCAGAGAGGGCACTATACCTGGCGAAAATTCGGAC